AACAAGTGGAGCAGTACAAACACAAATACTAGGGATAGCATCTGGCATTACTATTACAGATGAAAACTGTGAGAGAATTAAACTTGCTCGTAGTTTGTATTCAATGGGTATGAAAGTTGCATCTATAAGTTTGCTATGTAATGACGAATATCGTGTTTTTGACAGTATGTTTATGGCAGGAACATATTGCCCTATAAATGGATTAATTGGTAATGAAGCTAAAGAAGAATGGTTAAAACCAGAAAATAGAAACCTAATACCTCAAGGTAGTTTTTTATTAAACAAAGAAGTAATTAAACCGAAGGAACAAACAAAAAGTGATGAAGAATTTGCCAAGTTTATTATTATGGGTATGGCTATGTATATCGGTTTCCCTATCTTATTCTAGTCATGCTGTTGATTGTTCAACAGATACAATCGGTTTATGTTCGCCAATAGTAGAAGAAATAATAGACGAAGTTATTACAGAAACAACGGAACATGGTGCTGATGGTATCACAATAACGACTACCACAGAAACAACAACGACAACAACCACAGTAACAAACGAGGACTCACTTGACTTGTTAGATGGTAATAATGACTACGTTACGACTTCAAAAGAAGGCGATATGGACTACGATTGGGGTGGAATTGGTAGTGCATCTATGCCAACAGGCACATATTGTAATGAATTAGGAACGGATAGATGTGCTGAAATTACTGATCCTAACTTAACAACATTTGTTCAAACAGTTAATATATCTAAACTTAATATAGAGTATGGTGGTAGAACTAACTATACAATAAAAGTAGATAAACAAGACAGCCAAGACTCTATCTATATGAAAATTATAGGTCAAGATGGTAACACTAATGTTTTTAGTGGCACAGATGTTTTATCAGCAAGTGGTGTAGCAAGTGGGTATCAAGCCTATGAAGGTGGATTTGATTTTTCTGGTAGTCTTACAACAATTATTATTGAAGTAGGTGGCAGAGATATAAACCTTGCTGTCGGAGTTTTATTTGATGATGTTACTGTTAATGTTCTTTACAATGTAATTAACACAATAATAACACAGTCTATTACTTCGGTAGAAATGTTTATTGCGTTAAATATAGATACACCAGAGGACATAATAGATGTTGTTGAAGATGTCTTTGAGTCTAATGATGCAATAGATACTGATGAAGGTTTTATTTTAGAGCCAATAGAAATTGATGAGCCTACTTATGAAACTGTTGAATTAGAAATAGAAGAAATAGAAATTGCTGAAATAGAAATTGAAGTTGAAATAGAAGCAGAGATTGAAGCAGAAATAGAAACAATAGAAGAGCCTGTTGAAGAAACTATTGAAGAAGCTGTTGAAGAAGTAGAAGAACAACCTGTAGAAGAAACAACAGAAGAAACAAAAGAAGTAGCAGAAGTTAAAGAAGAACAAAAAGAAGAGCCTAAACCAGAGCCTAAAGAAGTTAAGAAAGAAAGCTCTAAAGAAAAAGCTGTCAAAAAAATTATGAAAAAGATTGATGACAAGCAACGATATGACTCTACTAATCAAATGAAAACATTAATTGTAATGCAAGTATTAGGTAATACTAAAAGTTTCTTTGACTCTCAAAAACAAATTAACGACAGAGTAGGATTTTTTACTAATGCAACACTGCCAGATAGTGTCATTAGCGATAACGATATAGCAAGTTATTTTTTATTTGCAGGAAGTGATGGATTGATGAATGAGATGATAATGCAACAATGGTCGGAATAGTAATGGCTACTGAAATGGAATTACCTGGTGGTATTAAATTTAAAGGTGGAAAAATTTTTGTTGTACTTACAGCCTTAACTACTCTTGGAGGTGGTCTATGGGGTGGCTTTGAATTTTACAAAGATTACCTAGACATGAAAGATCAAATACAAAACTACACAGCACCAGACCTTAGTGGTTTTGATAAACGATTAGATTTAATTCAACAAGAAACAGAAATGATTACGCAAGAAATGAGTATGATTATTCAAGAAGTACAGCTTGTTTCTGATGTAGCTAACGAATTAAAAAATGATCTTAGACAAGATGTAAGACGCATTGAAAAGATTGTTAATGATGTAGAACAACAAGTTAAAGAAGATAGCAGAGAAAACGCAAGAGATTTAAAAGAAGCTATAACTAATATAAAAGATGACATGAAAGCATTAGAAGAAAAAACAGATAAAAACATTAAGAGAGCATTAGATAATCCATTATCTAAAATGAAATAATGTTTAAAATATTTGCCATGATTTGTATGCTTAATGTAGGAGAGTTAGATCAAACACTTTGTTTTAAAAGTGAAGTACCTTTAAACTTTAATGATAATATAGAATGTAATTTAGCAAAAAACAACTTAGCTAATTATCTTGATGCTGATTTAAAAGAAAGAAAATTAACAGTCATATTTCAATGTGGCTCACATATAGGTAATACAAATGTCTAATTGGGAAAAAGAAATTGCAGAATTAAAAACTGATGTCAAATATATAAGAGAAGATATTAACATCATGCAAAAACAAATAAGAGATTTAAGTCAAACTTCTAACATGGGCTTAGGAGCATTAAAGACAAGTTTATTTATTGGGGGAATACTATCAGCTATTTGGGTATTTGTTAAACTACTCGGAGGCCAATCTTAACCTCAACTAAAGGACTATAGATGAATACAAAATCTATCCTGGTTCTTTCTGATACACACTTTCCTTATGTTAAGAAAGAATATTTTAAATGGATAAAAAAACTTAAAGATAAGTTAAAACCAACTTTAGTAGTACACATTGGAGATCTTGTAGATTTTCATAGTATCTCTCAACACTTACATAGTGCAGAGTTACCAAACATTAAATACGAAATAGAAGATGCTAAAAAACATATTAAGCAACTCAGAAAAATATTTAATTGTCCTATGCCAATCATGTGGGGCAATCATGATATACGCATACAAAAAATAGCAGAGAAGTCAGCTATACCAAATTCTTTTCTCAAAGAAATAAATCAAATACTAGACATAGATCCTAAATGGAAATGGACTTGGCACGATAAACTTATTGTAGATCTTCCAAATAAAAACAAAGTATTCTTTACCCATCATTTTAAGTCTAATGCTTTATCTAGTGCAAAAGAACTTGGCCTATCTTTATGTGTGGGCCACCAACATACAAAATCAAGTGTAGAGTATTGGTCTAGTCCAACAGCTTTAAATTTTGCTATGTGCGTAGGTTGTTCTATTGATCCCAAACACGAAGCCTTTAAGTATGGCAAAAACTTTATTAAAAGACCAATCATATCAGTAGGTAGCATCATTAACTCACAGCCTCAAATTCACAGTATGCCAATGAAAGACTCTACCTGGACAGGTGAGATTTAATGGATAAAATAAATCCACCTTACTACAGGAAAAAAATAGAAGTAACTGACTACATTATTGAATACGACATGAATTTTTTAGAAGGTAACATTATTAAATATGTCACTCGCTACAAAGAGAAGAATGGAATTGAAGATCTTAAAAAAGCTAAATGGTATTTGGAGAAGTTAATACAATGTACGAAGAATTAAAAGATAGGATTAAACAACATGAAGGTTTTAAGTTAGAACCTTATCAGCTTTCTTATAGAACCAAAGATGGTAAGAAAGTAAAAGAAGATTTTTTGACAGGTGGTTATGGCCACAAGTTAAGTAAAGACGAAGAAGTACCAACAACCAAAGAAGGTTGGGATCTTTTATTTGAAAAAGATTTTGAACAGGCTTTAAACCAAGCCACCCATTTTATTGATAAAGATAAAATAAAGTTTGAGGCTTTTACCATCATAATTGAAATGGCTTACCAAATGGGAAGTAGCCTACATCAATTTAAAAACTTAAAAGCAAACCTTGAAGATCAAAACTATGTCTTGGCTAGTGATAGCATGATGGACAGTAAATGGGCAAACCAAACTCCTCGTAGAGCTTCCTGGTTGTCCTTACTTATGAGGGATTTATGAAAATTATAATTACAACATTATTAACAGCTTTAGTTGTCATAGAATTTTGTAACTTAGTTATCTACTACGAACAAGTAGGAGATGTACTATGTTAACTAAATTATTAGGTGGTGACATTGTAAAAAATGTAGGAGGAATAATTGATTCCTTACATACTTCACAAGAAGAAAAAGATAATGCTAAAATAAAATTAAAAGAAATTGAAGCACAGATAAACAAAGCACAATCAGATATTAATTTAGCAGATGCACAAAGCAAAGCAGGTGGTATTTCTGGTATGTTACAGCGTTCCTGGAGGCCTTTAATTGGTATGTCATGTGCCTTAGCTATATTTTGGGAATTTGTTGCAAAACAATTTTTAATGTTTTTTATAGCAACTTTTAATATTGAAACAGCACCATTACCTCAATTAGATATGGGTACACTAATGCCTTTAGTCATGGCACTTTTAGGTATGGGGGCTTTAAGGTCGTATGACAAAACCAAAGGTCTTACAAAATAATCATGAGTAAATTAGAACAAGAAAACAAAGAATTAAAAAAACAAAATGCTTTTTTATTAGACCGATTAGAAAAGGCTTACGAAACAAAAATGATGTTACGACAAGAAAGTATTAAATCAAAAACAACAGTAGAAACAGTTAAGGAGGCAGTAATTCAAAATGGCAACATATCAAGGTAAAACTGTACCTCTTAACAAGCCAATGAGAGGTGATGTAAAAAAATTCAAAGTCTTTGTTAAAGATGGAGATAAGGTCAAAAAGATTAACTTCGGTGATCCTAATATGACTATCAAAAAAAATAATCCTGCTAGAAAAAAATCTTATTGTGCAAGATCTGGTGGTATTAAAGGAAAGAATAATAAATTATCTGCTAACTATTGGAGTCGCAGAATGTGGAACTGTTAAACAAAGGAAAATATTATGCCAATGTATCAAGGAAAAAAATATCCCTACACATCTAAGGGGTTAAAAAAATTAAACGAAGATAAGAAAAAAACTAAAAAGAAAAAGAAGAAGAAGAAGTAATGAAAAAAGGTTATCATAAAACTAAAGATGGTAGAGTAGCCAAAAAGGGATTGTATTATTATCTTAATAAGAAAAAAAAATCTGGTACATCTAAAAAAGGCAAAGGTACTGTAAGTGATAAAGCATTAAGACGAGCAAAAAAAACAGCTAAGAAATGAATAATCCTCCAATGGTTCAAGTTGTTTGGCTTGATACTAATGAAGTATCAGATAGCACTTGGCAAACTAAAGATGACCTTCTTAAATGTGAACCATGTATCATTGATTCACTTGGTTATCTCATATTAGAAAATGATGATTTTGTTATTATTTCTGCTGATAAAGATGGTAAAAATGAAGATGATCTATTTGGTAGATCTCAGGTAATTCCTAAAGGAATAATTAAGAAGATTCAACACTTACAGGAAATATAAGAGGACTATCTATCTTCTCTATCTCTCTTGGCTGATATTCTTTCTCATTTTCTTCAACCATTAATTTATATTTGACTATTAAATCATCAATAGCACTTATCATTTGAGGACAATGTTTATGTTTTTTTACTTCTTTTAATTCTTCTATAAATGTTAATTGTTCTATCATAACTTTCCTTCTAATAGTGTTGGGAATATGTTGAGTATGTAAGTTCTTAGCCTTATATAAACTTCCATATTCCCTACACAGTTTCCTAGTTTTTCTTGTTTTCTTCCTTTCTTTCTAAGAATATACAGAAGGATTAGTTGAGTTGCAACCCTTGATTTCTCCCAGAAAATAAGGAAGTGTTGGGAAAGTGTTAAATTATTGTGGTAATTCACTTATCATATCCTCAATATCATCTGACGAGGAGTTAATGTAATTTAAAGCCGTCTTTTCACTTGTCCAACCTACAGCCTTCATGATCTTTTCAACACTTGCTCCATTGTCACCAAGTATAGATGCGTGAGTATGTCTACAAGCATGACGTTTTTTATTTAAACTTACACCGGCATTGGATAGCATTTTTTCCCAACGAGTTTTAATACTCTGATCTGTTTTTTGTTTATCTAATAAAGATCTCCACTCAAACAAATAACCTTCTCTGTCATTAATCTTGGAGAGGTAATTATAGAGTTTATCGTGCATGAATGTTGTTCTCCACCTCTGCGTTTTGTTTTCCCAAAGTGTTATTTTTCTATTGTTTAAATCAATCATAGGCCTATTGTAATGATCTTTTCTATCCCAATGTACCTCTAGGGCCTCTTGCACTCTACAAGCTGTGTAGAAGCAAAAAACAAGCAATAATTTAATTTGAAAATCATCTGAGTTATCTAAACACGCATTGATTTCTTCTATAGTAAATTTTTCTTTTGGTTTATCCCTTGATGATACTTGGGGGAAACTTTTTAGTTTCATATACCCACACCATTTATTCTCTGCTCCATAATGCAAGACTTTTGATATTGGCATAATAAAACAATTATTAACTGTGTTATATTTACTAGATATTTCTATTCTTTCTTCTAATGGATAATCCATAAAGCGTTTTGTAAACTGTTTAATAACAGGGTACATTTCTTTTGCTTTCGTTCTAACAATATCATTTGTAAAATCATTGAGATAAATAGAACCTACATATTTTTCTACTCGTAAATAAATAGATTCTCTTTTAGAACTTGGTCTTTCTATAGGATCATTTAAAAGTTTTTGTGAACACTCCTGATAAGTCATTTCCTTCTCAGGTTTTAGTTCATTTGTTATTTCTTGTATTCTTTTCGTACATACAAATTCTGCATCAACCTTGTTTGTGCAACCTGTACTTTCAGCATTAATAGTTTTGACTTTTCTGCCAAACCTAACTGTGCCGGTTATGTAATAGTATGGCGATTTGCCATCTTTTCTTTTGAATGTTCTGAGCATAATTCAACTATCTCCCCAAAGTCGTTTTCGGTAAAAAACTGCTTTTTACCAACATATCGGAATAAACTTGAATTACTAGGAAAGGCTATTTGTAATTCATTCAACCATTTCTGTAAAGTTTTTTCGTGTACTCCAAAGTATTCTGCCAAATCTTTCTTTGTTTTTAAATTAGTCATAATAGTTCTTGTTGCCTTTCATCTTTTGGTTTCCATTGGTAATAAAATAATTCGTGCATATTTCCTGAAAACTTATCAGGTACAGAATATCTTTTTATTGGGTTATCTAGCTGAGAGTAGGGTACTAACATTTCTTCTCCCTCAACTTGTATTGTTAAATCATCAAATTCTTTTTTGCATTTAGTAATATACTTATCTCTTACAGCTACTAAACTTCCATACTTACTTTTTACTTTTACTATCATGTGCCAAATCCTGACAATTTCATTTCTGCTCTTTTGATACTGTTGCTGTCTAAAATAAATTGTATCTTGGTTTCCACCCTCTGCATTTCTGCATAAGCCTCATCTTTTAACTTATCAGCCATTTCTAATTGACTAACTACTTCCTGGACTTCCTCGTTAATCTTAGCCTTAGCTTTCGCATCATCTACAGAGTTCTTTTCCTCTGATTGAAAACGATACATTAAATATTTTTGATTAATCTTTTTGTCTTTGAGATCTACAAGTTGATTGTAAACTCTAAAACATTTACGATAATCTATAATCGCTTGTTTCTTTTCCTCTGCAATCATGTGAGGATCGTACTTATGAATATTCATTTTCTAATCTATCAGCTATTAATCTAAGAGTAGTTACTCTTACTTCTTTGTTATAGTCTTTATCCTTATGACAAAGATCATGGCACTTCCGACAAAGACAAGTTAAGTTCTCAATGTAATCTTTGCACTTAGAACCTCCGGAGCCTTTTGCTGATATATGGTGAATATCAACTCCTTCCCAACTACTACAAGCAAAGCATTGATACGATTGAACCATTGTGTACTCATCATTCCAAAAGGTCGTAAAAACTTTAGTGTGTTTCTGCAAAATTATTTCCTTTGCTTACTATGTATTCTTCGTTCTCTATGTATTGATTTTGGTTATCAGCATACAATCTATTAAAAAAAACTTTAATAATATATTCATAATTGTACCCTTGATTTTTTCTCATATCCCAAATAACCCAATGTAATATTTTGTTTATTATTTCTTCATATTTTAAATCACTCCCTACAAGATCATTAAAAATTTCTTGTAAGTTTTTTTCTAATTTTTTTTCTAATTTTTCTTTTTGTGTCATAATATTTCATCTTCGTTTACTGGATCTAATTTAATGTGATAAAAAACTGTGGTAGAATCTCGTTTAATAAAGTTGCCTATTTGCGTTAAAGTTTTTTTTGTTTTCTTAAAAGCTAAATGACAAAAATCTCGTCTTGCATAAATTAAGTGTTTATCTTTTCGTTTATTATAAAATTCATCAACACTAATTCTATAAAACAAACACACTTTTTCTAATATGTAATTAAGATCTGTTTTAAAATATTTAGATTTAACATCAAAAATTTTTTCTTTTTGAAAAATAGGGTTCTCGCATATCTTTTTTAAAATGCGTATTTCTTCCTCAGTAAATGGTGAGGACATTTTACTATCCTCACTATCTTTTAATTTTTGAGAGAGCATTAACATTTAGTTTTT